AGAATGCTCTGAAAACAAGCTACTATGCTGTTGCTAGTCCTGTTACTTTGAAGATTGCTTCTCCATTCAGCACAACAGGAGCGTATCTCGTTGTCAAGGTTACGTCGACGGAGTCGAATTCCTTCTTGATTTCCAAGTCAGTCAGCAGGGGCCGTTTGATTATGAAGAATCCCATGGGCGCGTAGGATGCTGAAAGGTTCGATCCTGTGCTGAGAACATATGCTGTGCCTGCGCTTACGACGGTTGTGATGTACACTGCCATGCCGTAGATCGTGCCGATCATGCCCGTCTGGATTACGGGCTCGCCGTACTGCATGTGCAAGCTGAACTGTGGCAGGTACATGACGTCTCTGGCGTTTATGGGGTTCAATAGTATGCTGTCTGGAATGAAGTTGTACGCTTCGATTTTTGCCTTCGCATTGAGAATGTCCTTTGTTCCTAGGCCGCCGCTGATCGTGAATTCTGTGCCCGTTGCGCCTAGGCTTATGCCTGAGCCTGCGCTAGTTTGTGCTGCTCCGGCGCCGATTACGTTCATGCAGTCAAGGTCAATCGTGTAGGCCATACGCCTGGCAAGCCTGCGCAACTGGTCTTCGATCACTGGGATGTACAGGTCTTCGATGTTCTCTCGGCTTATGCGTTCTCTGAGGCCCTTCTTGTACGGCGTGACTGTTACGGTTGAGTATGGCGTGAAGTCCATCGGGATTTCTACGCCTTCGCTGAGCTCGCTGATGGCTGCTGATCGACTACCAGACTGCTTGACGAATGTTGCTGTCTTGCCGGCGACAAGCGGAAACTCGGGGAAAAGCTTCTTGACGACTAGCGCTGGCATTGTGAGTTCGATGATCTTCTTGTGCAGTGCTGGGTAGGCTACTGCTCCAGTGTCAACCCATGTTAAAGCATCACGAACAAGACTCATTTTTGGTCACCCTTACCAAACTAGTATGTAGGCTGTCCCACCGCTAGCCGCGCCAGCCAATGCGACACCCAGGATAGCTCTTGTATTGTTGATTGCTATTGCTGTTCCTGCGCTAGTGTTGCAGTCGGTGGCTGTTACCACCGCGATTGTTTGAACTTTTCCGTCTACGGCTGAGCCGACGCTGTCGCCCGCAGTTATCGTACCATAAGCAGTTGCACGCGCTAATCCTCTGCAGACTATTGATACTTTCTTCCCGTTCAATGCTGCAGTCAGCGTTATACCCACGTGCTTCGCGCTTGGGTTTGAAGTTGCCTTCTTCGCTGTCCAGTCAGCAGTGATCTCAACAACTTGCCCGATTAACAGATCTTCGCCTGCTGTTGCCGTGATTATGTACCGGTCTGTGACAAGCGGTGTTGTTCCCTCATAGATTGGTGTACTCATCGTACCTCACCCTAGCTGAATCCTACGAGGCGCTTGTGAGCCTTGAGCATGTCCTTGAACCAGTCGAAGTTGCCGAGGGCGTCCTTGTTGATTTCGTCGACTGCAACGATGCCTTTGCCGCTTGCCCGAGCTTCGCCGGCCTTGGGGGGAATGTTCGTGTCGGTCTTGTCTTCGCCGTCTTCGGCAGGTTCGGCTTGTTCGCTTTGAAGCTTTTTCGTGAGCTCACTGATCTTCTTGGCAAGGTCTGCTTTGCGCGCTTTCTTTCCTACCTCTGATTCGAGTTCTCCAACTTTCTTTGTTAGAGCATCTAGCTCGGCATCGGTTGCTGTGGATCCGCCCTCTTTGATCTTCTTTTCAAGCTGCGTTAGCTGCTGCATGAAATCTTCATATGTCACTTGTTTCGGCGCCTGTTCTCCTGGCGCAACGTTGACTACTCCTTGTGCCTTATGCGGAGAAGCCTGTTGCTGCCCATCTTGTGCAGACAAAGGCTTCACCTCCTCTTTCTTTGGTTTGTTTTCAGGTTCTTGCAGGTCTCCCTTAGAACCCACATCTTTGTTACCTTCCGATAACCGTGAAAACTCATCTAAGAGCGCTGATTGCTGCTCATTCATAGCTGAAGAGAACCCCGTAGGCTTGAACGTCGTATTCTTGTAAGCTGGACTCGCAACGATGCTGAGCTCCCGGACGCGAGGCTTGTGCACGATCTCCCATGCTCCTGGGCAAAGGTGAATCATAACGCCTTCCTTCCTGGTAGGCTTCTTACACTTGCTGCATTCAACTTCGTCACTGTCAACTTGGATGCTGACGTGATCCACGTAGCCGCGCAGGATTTTCTCGATAAGCTTCTCGTCTCCAACTTCGCCCTTAAAATAGACTTCTTGTCCTTTGCGGCCTGCTTCGGGCACTTTGCCTACGACCATGAAAACGCTTTCTGCATGATCTGCGCGCAGCTGGGCGCCCTTCAACGTTTCAAGCAGATAATCAAGATCTTCTTCAGGTACTTGCCACTTATTCGCGTTGACGCTGGTATCTATGGCGGTGCCTTCAATGTTCAAAAGCTTATTCTGCAAGGCCGAAGCAAGATCTTGGTTACCTTGAGCCTTGAAAGGAACAAAATAGCGGAGCTGCATCCTATTTCACCTTAAGCGGAGCCTATTTCTTCTCCTATGGCATGTTTCAGAATGTCAATTTCAGCAGAAAGCTTCTCTATTGCTAACGTTATTTGTTTCCGTTTTTCATTGTACTTTTCATCTATCGGCTTGTTTTCTCTTTGCTGCTCTTGCCAGAGGTCACTAGATTCTGTTTCCAGTTTTCTACGTTGCTCCATTAAGGCTTCTAGTTTTTCCCGTAATGAAAGTTCCTTTTTTGCGTCGTCTTGTGCTCTCAAGAAACCTTTGTGCCAACTTCTGAAAGCATTCACGTCTTCAAGCATGCCCTTCTTTTCTTGTGTGTAGCCCTTGCATCCTGAAACACTGCACTTCGGATGTTCGAGGCCGAGCTTCTTGTACGCTTCCAGCAACGTATCATGTGCCCTCTTCTGGTCAGTCTTACTCAGGTTCGTGTGTGTGACTCTGGCCATAGCATTTCTCAGATGGGGCAAGTCTACTTTGTCATTTCGGTCCTTGTACGGCAGGTTTCTGTTTGTTCTTGGGACTGTTCTGCCTTCCTTATCCTTCTCGCCTGGCACGACGAGAGCGAAGGCGCTGTCTGGCAACGTGTTTATGTATGCTGTATCCCATTCTCTCGCTATGAAACTCATTTTCGATCACTCAACATTTGAAATTTGTACATAGGCATTCAGGACCCTGCGCCGGTACTCGTTCCAAGCCTTGAAGTCCAGCAGGGTCCGGATCTCGCCCTTCAAGTTCGTGTCTAGCCACTTACGCACTTGCTCGCGGGTTTTGAACCGGCCCTTCTCGAACATGTAATTCTGGATCTCCCACCGATCGCTGTTCTTGACTTTCCCAAGGGTAATCTTGACGCCTTTCCCAAGCTCCTTAACCCTGAACCTCTCAAACTTGCCCGGGTCCTGTACCCGGTAGCGCCAGACAGTCTTGTCTTCTTCCAAACCTGGCATGTTAGTTCGCCAACCATTCACATATCGTGAGTAGGCGCTTCAGAAGCTGGGCCTTCACGTTTTTGAGGCGCCTACCATTATCGATGAATAGCACGTATGTTGTGCAGTCTCCAGGCATCACAATCCGCATTTGCGCGTTGTAATGGTACTTGTTCTTGTCCATCTTCCCGTAAAACCATCGTCTAACCCTGCAGTACATGCAGCTGAAATGCGGCCTTCTCAAGTCGTATCCGCATAGTTTCCTACAGGCTAGACTCACGGTTTTCATTCACCAAAGAACATCTTCTTCTTTCACGATCATACAGCGACAATTCGGATGAACATTCGGCGCAAACGTATCATCATCGGTAAACTCGCCGTAACGAAACATCCCAAGCAAATCGTCAGGATCTTCAAGCTCGTACACGTCATCTTCGTATTCGATGCAGCTCTCGCACGTTCTATCGTCAAGGACGGGGATGAAACGCCAAACTGAATACTTCACACGCGGCGCAATAACTGCAGCTTCAAAAGCTACGAAGGCTTTGAAGGCTTCAAGGGCATCAGCTTGCCTCAGCAATCAGCCACCGCTTCCCCTTCGGCTTTACAATCGCCTTTTCACCTTCAGCCTTGGGTACGGCGAGGCTTTTCTGGCCTTCAGGAGTTTCAGGAAAGCCAAGCTGACTTCTCGCTTCCTCACGATCTAATATGCCTCTATCGACGAGATCGCCTATGAACTTCGCTTTATCCTGGATCGTCGGCTCCCAAATCGGCCTCCACTTTACCTTCGGAACCTCAACGCCCTCACCGAACTTCTTCGTGATAAGCTGTTTGAAGAGGATTGTTTCAAGCATGTCGCCGATCAGCTCCTGGAGCATCCTCAGCCTCGTAACGTACTCTTGCATCACAACTTCAGCCGTAGCCCTGTTCGTGCCCTCGCTTTTACCCATGAAAATCTTCGGAACACCAAGGAGAGCTTCGCGCTGCGTGTAGAGGTAGTCGAGCCACCAGTCAAACTTGACTTCTCCAGTCATGCTTTTGATTACATCAACTGTTACGTCTCCGCGGACAAACACGTCGGTGGCTACTTTGCGGTTCTTGAAAGAGTCTGCTAGGATTCCAAGTTGCTGGTCGCTGTACGGCTTTTCGGCTGTCCCTCCTTTCACGACTAGCATTGGCTTAGCATATGTGTGGACGATGACTCCCATGTCATCTTCCATCTGGTCGATCAGGGCTTGGATCTTCAATAATGGTCTCAGCTGGCTTGTGCCGTAGCTGAACTCGTACCACCAGCTCTTTGCGCCCCACCTGAAATGCACGACGTCCTGCGCAGTGAACACTACGGGGGGAACAGTCAACAGTTGAATGCAGCCGAACACGTTTCCATAGGCGTCGCGACGGACGCGCATGTGAACAGGGTCAAGGGGCTTGAGCCACCATTCTTCAGGTGGCTGATCCTCTTCCCGGCAAATCTCTAGATAAGCGTTGCCGAAGACAAGCTGATCGGTGCCAGCGATTCGCAGAGTCTGAAGGATGTTTTGTTCGTCAAGCCAATTGGTAAGCCACTCTCGAACTTCTTTATCTTCGCATTGAAGCTCAAAGCCGTTTGAGATGGCTAAGTTGATGGTAACGTCAATGGCTGCTTTGATGTACGGCGTGAAAGTGTAGAGATCCTTATATTTCGGCAGATCCTCGATCGGTGTTGCTCCCCAAAGCCTGTCCCAGTAAGCCGTGTATGGAGGGGTAACAAAGCCCGCTCCGGAGCCCTTAAGCATGTACTTGTCAACGTAGCCCCAAAGCATGTTATCTCGTTTCCACGAGAGTGGAATCTCTTCCTCGAGCTGCTGCCTGCTCACTTCAGGGGGGACTTCACGTTGAGCGCTAAAGCTGCCAGCAAGTCGTCTAACGGCTTTTCGCAGTCTCGCAGCAACAAAGCTCATCTTGGATCACTCATCATGTGGAAGCATAACTGCGCCTACGCCTGGAGGCGCGCCTGTACTTTTGAGGCTATATCTAATCGCGTCGACAGCATGATCATTCTCCTTCACGTTTTCCCTATACTCGAGAAGTTCGCTGATCAGATTCACGCATTTTTTGCTGATGAAGATTCTCGGTTGGCCATCACCGGCCTTAGGGAATCTTCCGCCGAGCTCGCGGATTCCGTCTTCACGTTTTCCCCGGTGGCCAACTGCGTCGAGCCCAGAGGTTCTAAGCGCGTCAATCGTCTCGGGATTACTGGGATCGCAGATAACTGAGCCTGCGCCATACTGAACCTTCCACGCCAGCAGTGCCTCGATGATAACTTCTTTTTTGAGTTGTCTCTGGTAAACTTCATCTAACACCCATATTCTGCCATCACCGTCATAGCCGACAGCAAGGATCGCAGTTGGGTTTGTCCATCCGAAGTCGACGCCGTACCTTACTTCTTTGATGAGTGTAAATTCGATTTCTCTTACGTGCACGCTCGAGTCAAAGGCAAAGGTTCCGCCTCCGACAGCTGCAAACCTGCCCCAGATGAAACGGTCTGCCAGGCCTCCAGTGTGAGTGCGAACCATCTCTTCAACATACGCTTTAGGCAGCTTAGGATTGTCAAATAGGCTCCAACGGTACACGTGGCAGTTTGGGCTTTTCGTCTTCGGATTCTCGACAGCATCATATAGTTCAGTTTGAGGAGCGCTCGGTGTTGTTGTTAGCCACACTCCTGGCTTGATGGGGACTTTGCATCGTCCGCTCCCCCTTAGCCGGCGCAGGATCGTCTGCCAGGCAAGGCCGAAATGCAGGACAAGCCTGGCCTCGTCGATATGAGCGTAATCTACGTTGGGCCCCTCGCTCCTCTCAGGGTCATCGAGGCTTACGAACCACCATTGGCTGCCGTTCTTCCACTCAACCATCTGGTCCATCTTGCTGTACCGTGCGATCAGCAGGTTCTGCGTGAACGGTTCACCGAGCAGCTGAGGACTTGACAGTGTTGGCAGGAGGATCCTCCGTATCATGGGAAAGTTCGGCTCGAAAATGTAGCCGACACTTCCAGGATAGTCACGTGCCCACCTGATGTCCTCGTAGAGGCCGCATAATGTTTTGCCTGCGCCCGTTCCGGCGAGGGCTGCTCTTTGAGGCCAGATGCCCATGCCAGCGTGAAACTTCAGTTGTTCCGTGTGTGGGCAATACTGCATGTTAAGCCGTTGTTGGTGGCTGCTCATTCTGCTGTTTCCTCTGCCGCTCAGCCTCTTCAAGCAAAGCCTTCTTGATTTCTGGGTCAGCTTCGAAGCCTCCAACGCTGAAAAGGTTCAGTTCAACTGGCTTCTTTTCTACGGCGCCGACACTCTGCAGGATCTCAAGGACTTGAATGTTAGTGTCTTTGATTAGTTTCAAGACTCCCAGTTTCACGAAGTCATTCTCCGTATCCTGCAGGAGAAACCACGCCTTAGGTAAGACAGATTTGGCGCCTTCAAGAAACTTGTGCAGAAGGGTCGGATCATCAAGCTGCACTACTTGCGGAATCCACTTCTGCCGCCTATGCCAATCACGGTAAAGCGCATCACTATTTACATGGAATTCTTTCTCAAGATTCTCAACTATCAGCTTAAGAGGAATCCCCATCAAATCCTCGTGGAGCATCTTAGTCCGTCTTTCCAACAGCAACTTATCCACTGTCTACCCCCCTAAATCGGACTTTTCTGTCCGATCCGGCACATACCGCATGGAGACCGTTATCCTCTTCTCGCTCGAAGCAGTGTAAGGATGAGCCAAGTTTCGAGAGTCAACCCTTTGGCCTCGACCAATGTGTGTGATCTTCCAGCCTTCCAGGTTACCCCGTATTAGTTGCGGGTTGCTCGTTATGATTGTGAAGGGAAGCTTCGTTCTCGACGTGTAGTATTCAGCTATGAAGTTGAGAAAGCGTTTGCCGACGCCTATGCCCTGATAATCTGGGAGGACCACAAGCCTGCTAACTCGATAATAGAGCGTGCTCATCTTCACTTTCATGATAGCTATGAATGCGATGGGCTTGCCCTTGTAGAGTGCAACATAGTTCTTCGTGAATGGGCTCAGCTCAGAGTTTAGATAATGATATTGCCTGAAGATTCGCCAGAGATCAGTGCTGCACCTGCGAACGTCGAGGCTAATTTGTGGTCTTGGTCTTTTTTTTTACTGAATTCCATCGTGTCTGTCGTGAAGATCCAGTCAGGCTCAAGCCAGTCGACGACGTCATAGTGGCATGTTACGGCGATGAATCGTTTCTGGCTCTTTCTTATGGCTTTGGAGATGGCGAAGGCCGAGACTTGGGCGACTTCTCGGTCGACAACGCTTGTGAACTCGTCAAACACGATCAGGTCCTGCTCGAGCATTAGGGCTCGTGCGATGTCCACACGCATTTTCTCGCCCTGGCTCAGCTGCTCATAGCTTTTCAGCCAGTCAGGAGGGCTCGCGAAGCCTACGCTGCAGAGAGCTCTTGTTATGTCTCCAACGGCGAGGGCTTCGGGGAAATCGTCAAGGATGCTCTTGTGCGTGTAGTCAAACCTGCTGATGTAGGCAGCTCCGAAAAGCTCTTTGGCTATGCTAGTCTTGCCCGTCCCGCTGCGACCTACGATTACGCCGATCTGCCAAGGCTCCTCGTCAATAGGTAAAGACCCTTTGAAACGCTTCTCAAGTTTGCAGTCTAAGAGCGCAAATGAGCCGATGACACTTTGAGCCCGGAAGGATTCGGGATTCTCCCACGTTTTCACAACGTCAAAACACGGCACTTCAGGCCCTGCTCCACGAGTTTCTTGTAAGTTTCCTCTTGCTGCTTCTCATTCTCGCATTCCACGACGACTTCCCAGGTTGACCTGAAAGTCATGCCCCCTTCCTCATCGTAAAGGCGTTTGAGCGAGCGCTCAAGGCTCTGATCGGAGAGCATCAGCAGCCTCTTCAGATCCTCTTCGCGTCCGGCGTCGATTATCCGCTGGAACTCTTCAGCGTCAGCTTTGGGCTCGTGTTCGCCCTTCAGCTTGTTCAAAACTTGCCGGAGGAGCCGTCGATCAACATCTTCAATGGGAAGCCTGATAACTTGGACTTGCTTCATGCCCAGTGCTTTGGCTTCTTGCAGACGTTGCTCTCCGTCAGCGATTAGGAGGTCCTTGTTTGTGATTATGGGTATGATGAAGCCATAGCGCAGGATTGACTCTCTGAGGGCCTTATGCTGCTTCACACTCATCTTGTTAGGGTTCTGCCCGTCTGTTTTGAGACTTGCGATATCAATGAGTTCGACAAGCGGAATCTCTACGCTATTTTCTGTGGTCTGCATTATTTGCTTCCACGCCATTTTTTAAGACATAACCGCAGATCCCGCCTATGGCAACCCCTGCAAGGTCTGACTGATCATGACTCATCGCGAAGCAAGCAATTACGCAGAGCACGACGCAAACAACAATATCCCGTACGATTTTAGTAAGCTTCATGAGAGTTGCCTCTGGCATGATCCTTCGCCCCGCGGATCCAGCAGCACTTCGCCACGCTCAACAGTGATCGCTCCCGGTAGCACATATTCAAAAGTAGCTGCTAAAACACTGCTGATCTCTTCAGTTCCCGTGACATTCACGATCTCGTAGATTATGCCATCTGAAAAGGCATTGTTGAGAGCAATACGCTTCACTGCACGTTGTTGCTGCGCAAATATACTATGCTTGTGGACCATCGTTGAAAACATCCTGTTGCTCAACGCTTTCCCGCATTTCCAGCGAGATGGCTGAAAGTGAAAAGCTGGACCCGCAGGCCTTGTTCAGTTAAAACTCGAGCTGAGCGTCTGCTTTTAAACTTTCACGATTTGTCCGTATGGATCATTCTGCGCGTAACTGAACCGAAAAATCTAAAATCCGTCAAAGATGATCTTATCCTTGGGGATTACGATGGGCGGAAAGATCTTCAGATACTCGTGGGCTCCGGTTCTTGTTGCGATTTTTGGTGCAGTAGTAGTCGGCTTCTTCAGCGCTATGAATCAATCACCGTTGAATACAGAAATTAACCCTGCCTATTTCAGTGGATTACTTACTGCAAATAGCGTAATGATTAGCTTGGATGTTTTTGTCATGGGACAAATTCGGCGACAACAAAAATGCAACTTGAGCCGGGATCAGGTTCTATACTTCGTTTTTACACCTTTCTTAGTTCTTGGCATCACTGGTCTTCTCGTTGCATGCACCGCGGCAAGTAATCTGTTTGCTTTTCTGACCTTGGTTTTTTCAGTCTTTTCTTTCCTGTTCGACACCTTTATTGTAGCTATCGCCTTGGATACCTTAGTGATTAGTGCTTGATTGATTTTAGGTATGTGATGCAAGCTGTTTTAATCAGATCCGTTCGGGTAGTATGGAGAATCTCCGCTGCACTATCGAGACGGTCGACCAGCTCTCTTTCAAGCCTGCATTCTACCCGCTTCTTCATCTAATACGCCTGAGATAGCTTTTTCTTGATATCCTCAATTTCCAGCCAAAGACGCCTGATCGTTTCAGAAAGAAATTCACTCGGTGGCCAGATCATGCCCTCTAGTGTGATTTCTGCGACCCATTTCGCTCCAGGCATTGTTATCCCCGAAAAACGAGGATCCAAGTGGATCTCTTCTCCGCAGTTTTTGCATTTGAACACTTGTTTGAGTCCGGTTTTGTCGTAGAATGGCGTAAGCTGCTCAAAGTCGTGAGAATGACACTTTTCACAAGACAAGCAAGTCATTTTTGAGGCCATCCTAAGAGTTTCGCGGTATGGTTGCATGGCATCTGGCGGCATTCAGGACAGTCGCCAGTTGTCATGCCTCTGCTTGCATTAAGCCTTGCCTTCTCCCGGATGATCCCATCAGAATCTCTCTGAAAATATCGGGTAAGCACCAAAATCGCTCTCGGATATGTCGTTTTCTCGACCCAAGCTTCTCCTCCTTTGACAGGCATTGTCTTGCGTTTGACTTTGGCATTCTTTCTTGGGTTCTTCATTTTGTCGAGGTCTTCCGCTGCAACTGCGTCCTTTATCGCTCTTTGATTGCTGCATACTCCCGACTTCCTGCAATTCTGGCAATCAGCAATCTTTTCACCATCGCTTATTCTGACCGCGCAAGAGAGGTATTCTTCCGTCACGTAGTCTCTGGGCGTATCACTCTTCGTGAAGTCTCCTTCCTTCTTTCTCAGGCTGCACACTACACACTCAACATAGGTGCACTTTTTAGGGCCAGTAACTTGCACTCTCAAGCTGTGAACGAAGGGAACCCTAAAATCAACGTATGTATCGCCCATCTTGAAAACTTGGCTTCCACACTCGGGGCATGTTGGAAAACCGTTATCTGCCTGTCCGAAAGCTGAGACTACCCGCTCGCATTGTCTGGCTTCAAATTCCCACATTTGCTTCGTTTCTTTATCTGCGTTTTCTAATGCTTCCTTTGTGACGTATTTTTCAGCATTCGGGTATTCACTCATCTTCTCTTTTCACCTCTCTCTCTTACTCGTTTCTTCGCTCTGCCTCACCCCAGATGTCTAAGGCAAAACGAGTTAGGGCCCATTTCCAGCCTCGCTTCTCGAACAGTTTCTCTCCGGTCTCATGTGCTAGACGTTTGTTCATGCGGAGTATCCGGCGGCTGACTTCGTAGTATTTCAGGTCGTATTGGCTCAGGTGCTTCGCTACATCTTTCGGGAAAATCCCCTGGAGCCCTGCTTCATAGACAACATCCAAGATATCCAAATCTACCTGGTCCTTGCATGAGATCCTCTGAATCATTGGCACTTCAAAGTGGAAATAGCCGGCGCCCTTCAAACCGTTAAGAATAATCCGCTGGCTCTCTTGAATCTCATCAATCTTCCGCAGGACCTGTTTGAGGAGCTGCTGGTTATACTTGAGGCGGCCTACCTTTTCCTCTCTGGAACGACATTTTTTAGGCTGTTTTTCGCCTGTTTGAACTATCAACTCCTCAGTTTCCTGCGTAGAATGTTCACCTATGGAAATTTCTCATCTGTATGGATGCGAAAAGTGAGCCATAGACATCTATATCAGTAGACTTCATAGTTATCCATCGTGAGAAGCATGGACTTTTACCATGCCCAAACACGAGTCCTAGAACAGCTTTTGAACGGACTTCCACAGCCGAAAGACAGCTAAGAAACATAGTTTTGCGTGCTCCTCTGAGTAACCCAGACCAATTGCTGAAAGATGTCGACATCAGATTACTCCAAGGACACGTTTTACTGTGCTATATGTGCCCTTTTTCTCCTCTCCTTCAAGACAATTTCTGCATGTGCCGAGAATCCGGCCACTCTTGTATAGGACTCTGATGAGGCTTTCAAATTCGCCCTTGCAGCGGAAGCATCTTTTCTTATCTGTTAAGCCGAACTTTGGCAAGACTGTTTGGCTGTTGCCTGGAGGCCAATTATGCTCTTTCAGAAAGGGTAGGACTGCTTTCTCGAAAAGTATATCTCTGATTGTGAGGCCGTTTCTGGCCACGATTTCTTTGAATGCGCGCACGTAGATTTCCTGCTCGGGACTTGCAGCTAGGACTAGGCGGTTGCTTTTGCCCTTTGGATCCGGCGGCTTAGGCAAAAACGGGGCCTCCGGAGCAAGTGTTGATGATTTGGCGGGGATATGATATTATAATATTATAATATAATATGATCACTACACTACTACTACTCTCTTCCTTTCCAGTGGAAATGAAGGTCATTAGAAGTACCTTCCTGGAATTGAAACACAAGAAACAAGAGAAGCTCTCAAAGGTAGCCCTGACTTCAATATCTGCTCTTCAATAGGGCGAGAATTGGCCAAATGATTCTTTTCCGCTAGATGACTCAAAATTAAGTATCGTTCATCTTCCGACAAAGCAGCCCAATCTACTAAGTAGACATCCATCTCTCCTTTTCCTTCAATTTCTGCCTTAAAAGATGAAATTCCCTTGATAGGTACTCCTCCGCTCGGGAAGACGTACCCCCAAACCTTCTTTCCCTCATCGTTCAACAAAGCTTTCATCATTGAGCCTCCTTTCAGACTTCACGGTCCTTCGGCTCAATGTACGCGAGGCCTAAGGCCGCAAAGATTTCTTCCTCAGTCTTGCTGGCAATGGTTCTCATCATGGATGGAAAAGATTCAAGTGGTTTGAGAACGCCTTCTGCAGCACTCAGCTTCATGCCTTTACTGAGGGCAAGACTGCAGAGTTTCACGTTATGCTCTTGGCTGCCTGTCCGGACTAGAACAAGGATTCCCCAAGTTTCAGGCGTCGCATGGTAAATGTCTATGCTGTAGTCTGCGGAAGAGGGATTGAAAAAGCCAGGCATGTCTGAGTCTCTGTCATAATGCTGGAACGTCATGAGCTTAGGCCCCTTTTTCAGCTGCGCCATATTATGAGCATGCCTTAGGTCCCAGGCAATCTTATCCCAATTCTCATCCCGTGGAAACAGCGGAATCACCACGATGTCTATATCATTGACTTCAGGCTTCTGGCGCCGGATAGACCCCACGATCATAACCTTCTCGCATAAGTGTTCAAACTTGGAAACGACCCAAGCAGCCTCTCGCGAAGCATCCTCAAGCTTCAAGATTCAGCCTCCTCTGGATATTCTTCTGGATCAATTTCTGGGTCCTCTTCTAGGTCTTCATCTGGGAAATCAAGCAGGAAGAACCCCAAGTGATTTGTACAAGCACTTCCAACGTATTTTCCTCGAAGAGGTAAGCGGTTCTTTTTCATCTCATCTTCAATAACGGATTTTGGCACTCCAAAACGGTTAGCCAACATATCAAGCATTATACTGATTTGCTCAAGAGTCATTTCTTCGTGGTAGATTAAGTAGCATTGTTCATCTTGTCCTTCAATCTTGCACCAAGTTGGAATCATTGATATGACTGGAACGGTTCCGTTTTCCCAGATTTTTCCGTACAGTTTTTTTCCTTCATCATTCAAGTTTGCCCAGTGCTTAAAGTGACGTTCTTCCATGCTCATTTTCACTTAGCCTCCTTGGCCGTACCTTCGTAAGCCTCATCCATTGGATCAGGCCGATCAGGCCCTCCACACTCAGCCCATTTCCAATATTTCTCGCAACCCTGACAACTTCCACTCCAATGTTCACAGTCACAATCGTCGCACGTTGAGCATGCATCGCCGATCGGATTACAAACACTATCGTACCCCTGCAACTCCGCCTCAGAATAGGGACAACTCATCAAGCCTCAACCTCCTTCTTCGCCTCTTCAAATTCTGTCGACTCACAAAACGGGCAGCAGGGCTTCTCAATGATCACGCGCGTTGGAGCGTCTGGCGAGAAGCTTGGGGGCGGCCGCTTCTCAACGCTTATCCTAGCAAGTACAGGGAAGGTTCTGAGGCACTGAGGGTTTTTACACTTCCACATTATAATGCCTCTTTGAAGTAACGAAAGCCTTGACTAGGTTTGATTAGAATAGGTCTTATCGGTGTCCAAGATTCACTGTGAAAGCGTAGTTCATATATTCCATCGCGCTCACCTATTGCCTTACAAATGAAGTAGCCTAAGACCTGACCTTTGACAGCAAAATAAAGCCGAACCTCAAGTCCCTCATAAGGAAGGTCTACATCGTCTTCGGCATACCATCCGAAGCCAGGAGCCTTCACAGATTCAGAAACAACGCCTTCAGTTTCTGGAAATACACGGTCAAGAATACGTTTAGGGAAACGCCTCATCTCCCAATAGCAGTAAGCACCCTCACTTTTCCTACCGTCCTTTTGCTTATGGTCGAGCACTTTCTGACTGTTACAAACGAGAATGCCAATAATGTCGGTCATTTTGTCGCTGTCTCCTTCGCAAAACTGACGCCTTGAGCTAGGCAGTAGTAGTTGCGGTCCGTGTGCTTCTTAGCAATCAGATCCTGCTTTTCCAAATCGTTGAGGGCGTTGTTTACTTCCTGCGGAGTGGCGCTCCAGCGCTCCTCTTCAACGGCCTTAACAATATCATCTAGCCGGCGCCACGTTTCCAGCTTGCCCTTCTTGGCGACTGCAAGGATCTTGCCGCGCATGTTCTCAGTGTTGATGCTGACAAGCTTCTCGGCAGAAGGTACATCAACGATAGTTGTGACTTTCTGCAAGCCTACAGCGCTGGGATTCGAACCCAGGTCAAGAAATGGATGGGGCTGAATGCCCTTCGGAAACATCCTGCGAAGGACGCTTTTCAACTCGTCGTAAAGCTTCAGTTCCTCTTCAGTTCCTTTCAGCTTCTCCTGCAAGTCCTTCTTGACGGCCTCAAGAGAGCGTACTTCCTTCTCAAGTTTCTCCTTACTTTCCTTATCCTCCTTACTGGGAGTAGGTGTCATGACACCTACGGCTTTATCCTCCGAAAGCATTTCCTTGACTGAAAGCTTGATGTTCACCTTTTCCAGGAGCTGCTTGACCTGCTCATGTAGCTGCCCGATCTCTTTCTCCTGGCGTTTAATGATTGACTCTTCACCCTTCTTCGCCTCAACGGCCTTGCTAATTTCTTCGCGTAGATTGCCGAGGGCCTGACTGAGATCCGCGGTGAAAGGCTTAGCGTCGATGAGCGGCGTGTCGGCGCCGTGAGGACACAAGCGCTTGCGAACCGCAACAGTGTCGACTCCGCCCTTGTGCGCTACGATAAACGAGCCCGTAGGCAACTTCATGATCTGGTCTTCCGTGATTTGCAGGTGCTGTTTTTTGACGAGGAACATGAGGCCCGTCTTCGGATCTAGGTCCGCGGGGTTCGTGAATTTGCCGAAAAGGTTAATGTTGCATTGGCTCAGGGGGCTCTTGTGCAGATCTGCGGGGCGCTGGCTAATCAAGATTGGAAAAATGCCGATTTTACGGCCGTGCTTAGCGATGAGGCTCACTCGAGAGAGGCTGGGCTTGCTTGCCTGATCCCAACTCTGAGGAGCGTAAATATCCGCTTCCTCAAGGACCAGGAAGAGGACGCGGCGATACTTCTGCTCGAGGCGATAAAGGTTCCACAAGAAGCTGCTGATGAAGTGCAGCTGATCTACGTCATCTTCAATATCGCTCACATTCACGACAAGGGATATCCCCTTTTCCAAGGCAGCTTTCACATACTCATGAGCGAAGCCTGGCTCGAGGGGAAGATCCTGGTAAGGCCCGCCGATTACTACTACGGTGTTGAATCTGGCTTTCAACGTGTTATGCGATACTAAAGGTGTCTCTCCACAAACTAAATTGTGAGTTTTAGGAACGAGTGTCCCGATTACCTCAAAGATACCTGTCACTTTTCGCACACTTGTGATTTTGACTGAGTCAAAATTGCTGCGGAAAGCATGTTTGTAGGAAAGATGCGAGCTTTTTACTAGGAGGACCCGGTACCAAGTTGGCTGCCTTGCAGTTATGAAATGTGTTCGTTTTTTCTCCACGATAAAATGCGGATCTGAAACCTTAGTTTCATTCAAACTTGCATGATAGCCTGCTCGCTCAGCTAAGTAACACAGTTGAATTGCAGCCCACTTTGAATAAGTGGCTATTGTGCGGCCGGAGCCATCGCACTCAGCATACGCCTTGATGAAAGGGTGCAGCAGGTCATTATGAGCACGCATAATTACTTTGGGTATTGTCAGCGTTGAAGCTTTGCGTCCACTCTGTAAACGCAACACTCTTTTGAGGAAGATACCGAGTGCTTTATTGCTGACTGTGTAGGTCCATTTGTCCGGTGAATCGATACCTTCTGCATCAAACAATTCTCGGGTTAGTTGTGCGAATCGCTTTCTGCGTTCTTGGTTCCCCTCAATGAACATCACTTTGTAGAGGTCTTTTGAAAGATGGCCATCAGCTAGGAAATAGCCCAACCATTCACAGAGTTGAGGCGTAAGATGGCTTTGAATTTTGCACTTCGGTTTGTTTCCATGACGAGGATTCCAATATAAGTATTCATTGACGACAACTCCCCTAGAATCTTTTAGATTCTGCAACAACGGTAATTGGCTCTTCGGACGAAACAGCTGAGGAAATTTGCGGGGAATAAGCAGTCTATCGCCTACATGAATTTCATCCAATCTAATCCATGATACAGCATGATTTTTCAGAATCGCAACTTTATGATTAATTGTTCCCCTCAGTTTTCTGCCCATTCGAGCTTCTATCTCGATTAATTCAGTGACCTTTTCTCTTGTTACTTGAGTGAGAGGTGTTGCTTTGAATCCTGAATGACCGTAAGACACTACTCTAATGGTCCCTTTTTTCAATCTCCTTTCCAAATCATCAGCTAAGACGACTTCTCCATTGCCTAAGAGAATTGGAGTGTCAGGTGTCACACAGTGCCATTCTGGTATGGGCTCGATGATGATTACTTGTCCGTGCTGTTCCAGGACGTCTTCGACTAGGTCTGCTGCAGCGTTGCTTTTGCCGTGGCCACTCATTGCTAATATACTAAAGCGTAAGCCTTCGCGCTTGTAATCGTCAGTGTCGATGGCAAAATCGGAACTTAGACGTAACTTCAAGCAGAGACCTCCGTTTTCTGAGTTGCTGCACCAACCTCAGCCTGAAGGACTGATTGGCCAGGAATCGGCGGCCTTCGTGGAACATGACGCTCAGTCAAGTGTCTCGTGCGCGGGTAGTATTGTGGGCCTAGAATTTTCGGCCAGCGGTACACGAAGGCACGCTGCTTCTTGCCACGATAGTAAAAGCAATACGTGTCTGATAATATCTCGCCAGGCCTGATATTCGCAAACCACTTGTATTCAGCTTGAAAATCTTCAATTCGACCATAGCTAACGTCTGAGACCCACCGGTTCTGGCGCCACATAGGAGGATCTTCAAAACCACAATTCGGGCAGATCCTCACTCAGAAGCCTCCAGGAGCTTTCGCACCTTCCCACGGAAAAGATCTCACAGACCCTTATCGTCTTCAAGCAAAGCGTCACCGTAAGCAACGTAGATCGAATCAGGAATCTTGACTTGACCCTTGAGCTCCTTGATTTCCAGGCCCTGCATAATTAGCGTGATGTTTTGTTTCTGCAGCAGAAAGAGGATATCCCCAAGAAGTCTGACAGCGGGTTCCGGTAGAGAAAGCGGTGTAGACGACAGTGTTTCCTTTGTTTCCTTTGTACCCTTTGTAGACAGTGTATCCGTCGGTGTATGCGACGGTGTATCAGTCTTCAGTTCAGGCTTGCTGGAATCAGGCCGTTTCTTTGTCCATTTCGGCTTGATTTTTCCCTGTCTCTGCAGCTCGCCTATATGGTTCGTTAGGCTACTTAGGCTTCGATGTGGAAACTGCTTTTGGAGTTTCTCAAAAATCTTCGGGTAGCTTGGCCGCGGTTTCTGATTGTAAAGTTTGACAAGCAATGCATCTTCTTCTGTGCTCCACAGCTGGCCGTGAGAAGCATAGCTTCTTTTCTCGCGAATGTGAACAACTCTGTCAGGCCCTTTTAGTTTGTTTTCTTCTGACCCTTTAAGGGTCGCGACCCCTACTGGCTTCTTGACTTGCACAAGCGTAACCGGCCTCTGATCCAAGCTAGCAAGGAAAACTTTCACGCCCTGATCAGCGAGCTCAGCCTCCCAGTCCGGGTTAAACTCGCTTCCGGGCACGATAATGCAGGACCCGTAGGGAGCAACGTCTACCGCGGGACCATACTTCTGCTTCAACTC